AAGAACAAAGCAACGAATTGCTCTCGAACAACGAATTAGAAAGTGTATTCAATTGTTCGAAAGGACACCCGATTCTGTTAAAAAGATATCTTGGTGGAGACGTAAGTCTTGAGACGTTAGTTATCTTTGAGAAAATCTTTTCTTTCAGACAAAAGTTTGATGAAAAACTTGATGATCCTGTGTGGGAAACCGTCAGTCTTAAAATACAGAAGTACAAACCTTTTCTAAATATTGATATGTTTAAGTACAAAAAGATTTTAAGGGACATTGTAGATGAGTGACTTTTTCGAATCCGAAATCATTCAGGAAGAACTGAGTGAAATCAATGAAATGCGGGAAAAAATCTATGGAAGTCTCATGACTTTCAGTGCAATGTCTAGTGAAGAAAAACTTGAACATATTGATTTGCTCACAACCTTGCTCGAAAAGCAGAGAGTGATGTATACTAGGTTATCTCTTTCAGACGACCCTCAAGCAATTGAGATGAAAGAGAACCTTCGCAAGTCGGTCGCACTGATGGGTTTTCCACCAGAGACTGATATGCAAACTTTATTTGATAGTATGAATGCAACTATCAGGTCTCTACGAGACTATGTTGACGGTTAAAGCAATCTTTGCTATACTATCCAAGTAAATCCAACAAATCCAAACAAATCTAAGGTAATCCAAATGAGCTTCGCAGATCTTAAAAAGCAATCCAAACTTGGATCCCTGACCCAGAAACTGGTCAAGGAAGTCGAAAAAATGAATAATACTACCAGTTCCGGTGATGACCGACTGTGGAAACTGGAGTGTGATAAAGGTGGTAACGGTTATGCAGTTATCCGTTTCCTTCCTGCCCCGAATGGTGAAGATCTCCCCTTCGTAAAACTGTATTCTCATGCCTTCCAAGGTCCTGGTGGTTGGTATATTGAGAATTCTCTGACCACTCTGGGTCAGAAAGATCCCGTTTCCGAGTACAATACAATGCTGTGGAATAACGGCACTGATGCTGGTAAAGATGCTGCACGTAAGCAGAAGCGTAAACTGACCTACGTTGCTAACATCTATGTGGTCAAGGATCCTGCTAATCCTCAGAACGAAGGTAAAGTGTTCCTGTATAAGTTTGGCAAGAAAATCTTTGACAAGATCACTGCCGCAATGCAACCTGAGTTTGAGGACGAGGAAGCAATCGATCCGTTCGACTTCTGGCAGGGTGCTAACTTCAAACTGAAGGCAAAGAACGTTGCCGGTTATCGTAACTATGACTCTTCAGAGTTTGCACGTCAAGATGCTCTGTTGGATGATGATGATGCAATGGAAGCAATTTGGAAGAAGCAGTATTCTCTCCAAGAGTTTGTTGCTCCCGACCAGTTCAAGGACTATGATGCTCTGAAGAAGCGTCTGGACTATGTGCTCGGCATCAAGGGCACGACTAAGTTCCAAGACCAAGAGAGCATTGAGGAAGAAGAGGAGTTCCGTCAGCAAAATCGTGGTGGAGAACCTATGCCACAATCGATGAAGGACGAACTCAATTCTCTGAGTGGTAATAGTGGTGGTTTCAATGACCCCGATATCACCGTATCCTCTAATGAAGATGATGATACTCTCTCATACTTTGCCGCACTCGCAGCAGACTGAGTTTAGTTAGGGATTGTGACTTTGGTATTCTCGGTGCGAATCAGTGATTCATTGATATATTGAGAAGACAATCCATAAGTCATAATATCTCTCATATCATTTAAAAATTGTTGCAAATATCCTCGTTTTAGTAAATAAATCGAGGATTTTTCATTGTTCTTACGAGTTTCATATTCCCAATTGGTAACTCCTCTTCTTACATCACCACCTGATAAAGAAACTTTAGACCCATCATCACTATAATTTAAGGTAAAATCTTCGTTGACATCTTTACCAGCAGGAAGAATTAATCTATCTTTTGAATCTTTAACTTCTATTGTTTCATAATGATGAATGTTTGATAAGTTCTCAACACCATACTTATTTTCTACATGATAATATAAGTGATAGTTTGAGAGGGGCCATTCATCTCTGACATTGATAATACCGGCAGTCATTAGGACAACCCAATCAAGTTCTGCACTTCCATAAAATTCTTCTGCAACAACATCAGGTCTTGCACCTTCAGGGATTTGATATTTATTGAAGAGTGTAAAAACATTCTGTAAGTCATCACGCAACTTATTTCTTCTGAATAAGTTTTTAACTAGTAGATAGTCTTTAGATGAAATTGCATCAGACAAAAATGACTGATATTCTACATCTGGTAGTTCTCTGAAGTATCCCATTTTTAGTATCCTACTCCTGTTGATGTTGGATCATCATAATCAAGATCATAAATTGGTTCAAGTTCTTTAAATGTGAGGTCTAAAACCATAGAAACTGGAGTTGCGTCACTGTAAACAGCATAAGTTCCTTCACCTGTATAATTGACCGACATATCAGTCAAAGCACATTGTTTAAAACTATTTAAGAAAGGATGCTTATCACCTCCTTGTTTGTAAGTAAGTTCAAAAACATTTGGAGTTTCTAAAAATAATCCCTTTGCATCTATTTGTGCAGCCATATTTTTCTTTAAAGATTCTATTATAAAGAAAACTTGGTTTCCTTCATCCTCATTTCTTGGTGTCAATTTAAAAGAAAAATTGAATGTTCTTATATTTGCTCCATTAAATAAAAGTTCTACATTTTGATTTAAAACTTGCCCACTAGATCTTGCAATAACTTGATCTCTTGTTAATGAACCTCCAAGAGGAATGTTTGCTGCTTGTGCCAAAAGATCGGTTGCTATTAATCTACCAAAGTCTTCTCTGCCTAAAAGTATTTTTCCAATATCTTGAACTTTGTCCCTTAACTTATTTGCAATATCATTGAATGCATTAGTACTTCCACCAGTGGTTGTAACCGACTCGGAGGCCAAGTCACTATAAATGCTTGATGTTATTTTATCTAGATTTCCTTCAGTATAACTTACAGAATTTGCATCTTGAATATTGGATGGTATAGGAAGAAGTATAGTTCCTTTCGCATTTAATCTTTTTGCACTAGTTTTTAATTCTGCTGTGGTAAGTAAACCTACATTATTAAATGAACCTTGTCTTAATGGTCCATCAGAAGTCAACTTCCCAGACCCAGATAAACCTTTTACAGTATTATATTCTCTAATATCAATCTGCAAATAGTCTGTATCATCCGTTAGTGCTTCATATGGATATCTTAAAATAGAACCATACTCTTTTCTTTTATATTCTTTATTAAAGGGGTCGAGTTGTAATGGTTGTGGTGGATTGGTAGGTGGGTTACGTTTTGCAGCAGCAGCACTTGGGTTTGATTGTGTTCCTGAACGATTTGGACCACCTGTACCTACTCGTTGTCGTGTTGTTGGGTTTTGTTGTGTTCCACTTCTATCTGGTGCTGGCATCCGATTTTTTAACTATTTAGAAAAATATTCTCAATAATTTGCAGTAGCATAATCTTGATTATAAATTGGTTCAAGTTCTTTAAATCCAAGTTCTAAAACCATAGAAACTGGAGTTGAGTCATTATAAACAGCATAAGTTCCTTCACCTGTATAATTTATAGACATATCAGTCAAAAAACATTGTTTAAAACTATTTAAAAATGGATTTTTTATATTTCCACTTTTATAGGTAAGTTCAAAAATTGAAGGAGATTTTAAGAATAAATTATTGACTGATGATGATGAATTTTGTCCTGTTAATTTCGGAACCATATGTCTCTTAAATGCATTGATTATCAATTTAATTTGCTGTGCTTCATTAGTATTTCTTGGAGTTAATTTGAAAGAAAACTTAAATGATCTTATTTTTGCCCCATTAAATAAAAGTTCTACATTTTGATTTAGAATTTCACCTTTAGATCTTGCAAAAATAGCATCTCTTGTTAATGAACCTCCAAGAGGAATGTTTGCTGCTGCAGTATAAAATTGTTGAGTAAGGAGTTGTCCAAATATTTTATTATCAGTTATAAAATCAGAAGCTGTTGTTCTTGCTTGTGTAGTAAGTGCCGTCAAAAATTCAGTGGGGGTTTTTTCAGATAGGGTTTTAGAAAATCCTTCAATGCGTCCATAAACATCTGCGGTCAATCCATCTAAATTTGAATTTGAAAAATCTACAGAGTTTGAACTCTGAATATTAGATGGCATTGGAAGAAGTATTGTCCCTACTGATACCTTTTTATTATCTCTAACTTCTGGAACAAGAGGAGATGTTGATAAGTTTTTTGTTGTTATATTTTTAACATTGGGATTAAATGGGTCATTTCCTCTTCTACTACTATTATTTTCATTTCTTCCTGATGCTAAACCACCCTTACTTACAGATGAAGCAGAATTATAATTCCTAATATCAATCTGCAAATAGTCTGTTTTATCCGTTAGTGATTCATATGGATATCTTAAAATCCCCCCATTATATTTTCCAATCTTTTCTGAAGAATTTACTTGATTTGCGGGGATTGGAATTGAAGTTTGTTGTGCTTGACCTTTTCCTGACCCATCAGGTGCTCCACCAGGACCATAATAGACGTTTAAATTATCTTTATTAACAGAGGCATCTGCTTGTCTTGCATCCATTATTGAGACATCTCCTTAGACTTTTTGGTTCCATAACCTCTGATCATTCTCTGACTCATCTATTTCTCTTTTTAGTTATTTAGAACGAACTTTAGTAAAATTGAGTTCTATGACATCAGACATTTCTTCTGGATAGATTTCATAAAGTCCTCCGATAATCTGGTCATAGGTATATTGTCTTCTATCTCTCCAGTGAAAGTTGATGCCACGAAAACCCCAAGAGAAGACTTCAGTCACACCCACAAGAGGATGTTGGTCATATGCTCTTCCTGTTGTTTTGGCATCATAAAAGAAGGTATAATATTTTCCGACAGATGCACTCTTCCCACCTTCATTTAGAACACTGATGAGTTCTGTCATAATATCATCAGCATCTTCTGTTCCAATCAAATCACGAACAACACCACGCACACGATTTTCTTGATCGTCTGTTGGATTTCTTCTTTGTTTGAGTGTCTTTCTTGGCATTTGTTAGAAGAGTTCGTTTTCTGTAAGAACTTTAAACTCATAACCACGATCTAAACACCATTCTTTGGCAGCATTCCATTTTGCCTGATTTTTGGCATACTCAACAACTTCATAGATATAACCCTTTGTCTTTCTCTTTTGAACTTTGGGCTCAATACACTGCTTATATGGTTTGATTTCAATAATTGACTTTTTAATCTTCCCGTTATTATCTTTATATTTGATATAAAAATCTGGGAAGTATCTATGATATCTATTATCAACTGGTGACCGATAAGGGACGACAATTTCTTCACTTCCCCATTCTAATATATTTTCATTTAAGTCACAATATTTCATGAATTTGCGCTCCCATAAGGAACGATAAATGATATTGTTTGGATCACCTTTATACTTTCTAGGATAAGATGGTTTGTAATATCCCTTATATGACATCTAAATAACTAATAATAAAGTAGTCGTATAGGTATTTAGAGTGGCAAATAATCTTGTCAAAGCAGTTACAAATTATGATATTAAGAAATTAATAGGGCAACCTGCACTTACTAATTATTATCTGGTGCAAATTGGAGGTTTAAAAGATAACTTACGAAACCATATAAACAATAATGGTCGATTAAAGGATAAAACGTTTTGGTCTAATACATTAGGACTTCTTTGTTCTGAAGCATCACTACCAACCTCATCATATGCGACCGCAGAGGTTAAAGATAACTTTATAGGAGTAACTCAAGAATTTGCACATACTCGTCTTTATGCAGATTCCGATTTCACTTTTTATGTGGATAAAAATTATGATAGTATAAAATTCTTTGAGGCATGGATGGATTTTATTTCTGGTAGAGGTCCGGCACAATCTGCGGCATCAAATTATTTTAGAAGGATGAATTATCCTGATGATTATAAAGTATCTGAAATAAAAATAACAAAGTTTGAAAGAGATATTAAGTCAAGATTACAATATCAATTCATCAATGCATTTCCAAAAGGAATGACTTCTATTCCAGTTGCATATGGTGCTGCTGATTTACTTAAGGTAACAGTAAGTTTTAACTATGACCGATATGTTGTACAAGAGACTAATATTCCAGATGTAACAGTAGATGATGGTGGGTTAGAAGGTGAAGAGATAAACAATGCAATCAGGGCAAACAGGGAAAGTTAGAGGCACCGAACCTGGTACAAATTTCTTCAAATTCTCACGGCCTGGACTTTAATGATATTCATAGATTATTGCTCTACATATTATCTAAATAACTAAACCTGAATTGTATTTTTCACAATGCCTTTACCTAAGATTAATACACCAACTTATGAGTTGGTATTGCCTTCAAATGGAAAGAAGATTAAATATCGTCCTTTCCTAGT